ATGCATTTGAATCAAGGTTATCTGGCGAGGATCAAGAGCCAGCGGCAGCTACTGCGAGCACACCAGAAGAAGGAGCTCCTCAACCAATTAAGGAAGCTGCCGAAGATCCAGAGGAAGTAGTCGAAGATCCAGAGGAAGTAGTCGAAGATCCAGAGGAAGAAACCGAAGAAGAAGCTCGCTATAAAATCCTGGTCAATGGGCAGGAAGAAGAAGTAACGCTGGATGAGATGCTCAAGGGCTACCAGAGGCAAAAGGATTACACGCAAAAAACCCAGGCACTAAGCGAAGAGCGGAAACAAAACCAAGCACTGGTTAATGAATATACCAATCGAATAAACCAAATCCAACAAGTCGCAGATCGAATTCAAAGCCAAGCGAGTACACCCGATCCAGCGGAAAATATTGATTGGAACAAATTATACCAAGAAGATCCGGTTGAGTGGACAGTCCAACGGCAACTTTACCAAGACCGTCAACAACTACGAGCCCAACAGGAACAACAATTAGAATATGTCAAGCAGGAGCAACAAAGGCTCCAGGCACAACAATTCGCGGGACATCTCCAGGAGCAACGGCAACGACTCTTGGAACTAGTCCCAGAATGGCAGGATGCCGAAGTTGCAAAGAGCGAAAAAGCCGCTATGCGAGCATTCGCGATAGAGCACTACGGCATGAGTGAAACGGATGTGAACCAAGCTTATGATGCACGGCTTGTCAAACTTCTGCGAGATGCTTACTTGTTCCACAATGGGCAAGCAAAAGCCGCAGAAGCCGTCAAACCTACTGCAGAAAAGCCTAGCACAACGAAAGGCAGAACCTATCGCCCAGACAATCCAAACACTCGATTAAGAAAAGCAGAAGCGCAGCTTCGTAAAACAGGAACCCTAGAAGATGCAGAGAGTGTCTTCGCAGAAAAATTTGGCTAAGGAGATAATATGGCTAAAGTAACGAATGCAGTAACGTCCTATATAACGCGCGCAGTAAGTGAGCATCCAGAGGACGTTTCCGATATAATTTACGCGATTGACCCAGTCGATACGCCCGTCGTTTCACTGGCTGGTACGAGAAAAGTGAGTAATACAACCTACGACTGGTTAACGGAGGCTCTTACAACCGCTTCTGCAGGTACTCCTAAAGAGGAAGGTTTCGAGACCGCTAGAGACGCATCTAACGTAACCTCTAGACTAAGCAATATTGTACAGATACTTACCCGCAATGCCACAGTTTCTGGGACTCAGGAGTCAATGAAGCTCTTTGGCAAAAGCAGCCAAATGGCACACCAAATGGCACGAAAAAGTAAGGAGCTTAAAAGAGACGTTAACTACTCAATTATGCATCCACAAGCAAAGGCTACAGGTGGAGATCCAAACACTCCAAGAAAAAGCGCAATGCTCAATAGTTGGATAAAAACCAACGTAAGCATGAACACTGGAGGAGCCCACCCAACTGGTGACGGTAGTGATGTTCGCACCAACGGTACGCAGCGTGCTTTAACGCAAGCTCTTATCAATGGAGTAATGCAGCAGTGTTACACCAGTGGTGCGGAGCCAACCACTATCCTGGTAGGGCCTCATAACAAAACCGTAATCGATGCAATGGGTGGTAGAGGGATCTCTCGTGAGATTATCGATAACAACCAAGTAGGATCATCGGTAAGTGTTTTTGCCAGCTCATTTGGCAACCTAAAAGTAGTGCCTCATCGGTGGCAACAAGAGCGTGATTGTTGGCTTATAGATCCGAAGCACATACGCATTTGCTATTTGAGAAACTTCCAGACCCAGGAACTTTCGCGGATAGGTGACGCTTCTACTCGCCAAATCCTCGTTGAATATGGACTCCAAATCGACAATGAAAAATCGATGGGATTAGTAGCAGACTTAACCACAAGCTAACCATGATTGTACGAGAAATTTTAGACCATCGGGGGCATGTTACCTCAATGGTTCAAAGCGACACAAACGACCCATCCGTAATGCATCACATACTGCGAGAAGATCATGATCCGATGATTCGCGAATGCGCAATGCTAAGTGAACATCTCGATCCTCGTAACGATTGGAAACCAGTGGCTCAAATACCAGCCGCAGTAGTCCAGCAGATGATGTTAGACGGCAGTTGGGATGACGAAGCGCATTTGAAGAAATGGTTGAATGACCATGCAAATAAGCCCTTCCGAATATGGCAAGGGAGAGTGTGAACAATTACACCTCTCTGCAAACCTCTATTTCCTCCTGGCTCAATCGTGATGACTTGAGCTCCTACCTGCCAGAGTTTGTTACTCTGGCAGAGGCAGAGTTTAATCGAGCCATTCGAGCCAGGGAGATGCTCCGCAATGCCGACACACAAACCAGTGTGGTGAGTGTTGCGTTGCCCTCCGATTTTCTAGAGCTCAAGCACATATCACTTACCAATAAAAACCAGCCAATCTATTATGCAACTCTGGCAGAGCTCGATGATATACGAAGAAACAAGGCAACCACGGGCCAGCCTACTCATGCTGCAATTTATAATAACAAGCTCGAACTAGCCCCAGTACCAGACACAACCTACACACTGGAGATTGTCTACTACCAGCAGATCCCAGCTCTATCGAGCAGTAATGCCACCAATTGGCTACTAACGACCTACCCAGATATTTACCTTTATGGGGCCCTAACGAAAGCGGCTCCGTTTATTGGCGAGGATGAACGTGTAGAGGTCTGGAGAAATGAATACCAAGCGGGGATCGCGCAGCTCAATGCGATAAGTGAAAGAACGGAGCTCAAAGGAGCTCGCAAAAGTTTAAGCTATAAGCACTTATGAAATACGGGGAAAGTTTTTATGGGCAAGGGAAGTACCAGCCAGATGTTATTATACCAGTAGATTGGACTACGGTGATCGATAACGTCAACTCGTTCCAAGACACCAACAACCAACAAACCAATACCTGGAATGACGTACAATGACTAGGCCTACTCTTAGCAGTTATCCAACGATAGAACTGCCTACGATAAATGGGGATTCTGGAGTTTGGGGAACCGTATTAAATGCCAGCCTAAACCAGCTCGATGATCTCATTAAAGCAAATGAAACGGCAACTGCAACCAATACTAGCTCGATCACTACGATCAATGCAGATGCAAATACCTCTGGCAGTATAGACAACAAAGTAGCGGCTGCAGTTTCTTCTCTACGTGGTACATCCACGGCTACCCTGCAATCATTAGAATCGCTCATTGGAGATGCTGGTAATGTTGATCTCAGCAGTATCAATAGCCAGATCACAAACCTACAAACTAACCTAGGAGCACCAACCAATGCAACCCTATCTTCAAGCGTATATACAAGGACTCAAGCTCTGGAAACAAGCGTCAATAACCTTGTGGGATCAACATCTGGAGATGATACAAAAAGTGTCAGAACAATCGCCACCGAAGTAATTGGCTCCTCCAATACGGGCATTACTTCGACGGCTGCACAAACGCTCATTGACACAAGCGTTGCAGCCATCCAGGGGAACACAACTCAAACGATTGCCGATCTCCTAACATTGATCACAACGCTGCAAGGGCAAGTAGCAACGCTCCAGCAGGACGTTGCTAACCTGCAATCTGGCAAGGCGAGTGCTTCAAGCGTCACGGCTCTTGAGAATACGGTCAATGGGACAACGGGAGTCGCAGGATTAGTCACCACCGTTGGAACGGCTAATACAAATGCTACTTTGGCAAAAGCCACGGCAGATCAAGCAGCTCTGGATGTTACTTCGCTTACCAGTTCAATCAATTCCGTATCTGGGAGAACAACTACTCTGGAGAGTGCTGGCTACATCACTTCATCTGCGCTTAGTCCCTACATCACCACGGCAACGGCTAATAGCTCCTATCTCACGAGCTCCTCCCTCAACTCGACGCTAAATAACTACGCGACAAAAACCTATGTCACGAGCCAGGGGTATTTAACCGCTAGTAATCTAGCAGGGTATAACTACGCAACTCAAAGCTATGTGAATAGTGCAGTAGCCAATAGCACGAGCAGCTCCAGCTTTGTGAGTACTAGTGACGTAAATTGGAAGAGAGTGCGCGGGTTGTTTGAAGGGCAATCGGACGTTAATAGAACGCTTCCAAGTCATCTTTACATGAGCTCATCGACGAGCGGGTATAAGAATGTGATCACGTATTATACGGCATCAAATTCCCCAGTTTGGATGAATCAGACACTAGCTGGGGGGAACGCGACATACAAAGCGATGTACACCGAATCATCGAGTAGCGTGACCTTGGATGACACAACGACAAAACGCTTGGATGTTTTGATCAATGGGACTTCTAGTAGTTATTGGGGATCTGCATTCTTACCAGGGTTTTTATACTTTGGGGAATCTTCCAACCAATATGTAAATCTGCACACGCGATCATTTAGCACCGTGCCCAGTAGCCCTTCGCGAGCATTTGGAGATCCAATATTGTTTTATTCAAATTACCGAAATGGTACGTTCCAGGATAACTATAGCCTAATCTCGTAATGGCAACACAAACAACGAACTACTCCCTTTATAAGCCTACCGTTAACGGTGACGAAAATGTTTGGGGCACATACTGGAACTATAATGCGGATCGCTTAGATGTAGAGCTCGACACGCTCCAGGGTAGCATCAACGGAGTAGCTGGTACGGCTGCAGCTACCAACGTCACGCTTACGAATTTAAGCGGGACGGTGACTACGGTATCCAATCAAGTTTCGCAACTTCAACAAGATGACACGGCTCAAGATACATCGATCACGGCTCTTACGGATCGAGTGAGTTCTGCAGAGCTCAAGATCACCACTCTCCAGGCAGGAGGAGGGGGAGGAGGATCTGGAGCAGCTCTTACGAATGGCAGTGTAGTGACCGCTTACATCGCAGACAATGCGATCACTGCCGTAAAGCTTGCCGTCGATAGCGTGACCAATACTGCAATTGAAACCGCTGCCGTCAATTCGGATTCAATTGCAACGGATGCTATTGTCAATCGGCATCTTAGCGATGACTGCATCACAAGGAGCGAGATAAAAGACGATGAAGTCCTTAGTGTCCATATCGCAGACCAGCAAGTTAGTACGGAGCATATTACCAGCACTCACGTTCTGGCTCCCAAACCTGGAGCGAGTGATATTGATAAAGTACTCTATAATGATGAGCACGATGGCCTCAAGTGGAAACGCTCGAACAAGGTAACTACACTCCAGAAATATACGGATTTATTTGCAAATACTGGTGATGTTGATCCAGGTGATCTTTTTGTAATTGCTAATGCTGGAGCGGCTGGCGGATCTGGAGCGAACGACTATCCGACCTCGATTGGTGGAGAGGCTACGCCCGTCTCCCTCGATGCCTCCAGTGTTTTTCTGGCAAACCGATCTGCGCCCAGCAACGTGAGCCACTACACTACGCTCTACACGGGGAGCAATGGTGTGACAAACGTCAACACAACGAACCCCGTTGTAGCGGTTTTTGAGCTCGCAGACGGCACGAGTTACAACGTGCCGCTGCCGCAGTTCTCCATCAATTCCGAAAATACAATTGCAGGCGCAAACTGCGCAGCCAATGACTACCTAGCGGTTTATGATCGTAGTGCGAACCAGCAAAAAAAGGTGGAGCTCCAGGAGCTGGGGCAGGCGATGGGATGGGGCAGTGTGGTGATTGAAGGAGGAGGTGGCGCGGGTGGTCTTATCAATACTTTTGGGATTATTACCGGATTTGAAGTGGATACGGCTTCTGGATCACTTCTTATGAATAGTACGGGAGGCTTTACTTCCCAGACTGCAAATATCGATTCTAACGGTGATTTTTTACTAACTGGATAAACTATGCCGCAGACGCTAAATCTTGGCCGGATAATGCCAAAGAAGAAGACTTGGACAACTGGGATCGACTTCGAGATTTTGGATTTTGTAGAGTACGGAGGAAGCTATTACACGGCTATTAGTAATCACACGAGCTCCGTAGCGAACAAACCTGGGACGGGAACAAATGAGTGGGAGCTGGTTGCGGCAGGCCTTAACTTTATTGGTGGTTGGCAAAACCAGGAATATGCTCCAAATAGTGTAGTGACCTACGGTGGGAGCGCTTATGTCAATACTCAGGTAGTAAGCACGGGAACGGGAGCTCCAGATAACAATAATCTATGGAGTGTGATTGCGAGCGGGATTGGAACCTACATTGGCAACTACAACTCTGCAAGCTCCTACGGAGTTGGAGATGTAGTGATCTATCGGGGATCTACTTATCGAGCGAATCAAAGTGTAGTTGGTGGAGAGACTCCAACAAGCACGGGAGCGAAATGGGATCTTATTAGTTTTGGCTTCAATGGGCCTGCCGTTTCGACACTAACGGCAGGCGCATCACAAGCGTTTGAGAAAGGTGATATTGTCAAGTTTCGCAATAGCATTTACATCGTTCAAGCCAACCTCAATAGTTCTTCCAGTAATCCGCAGATCGACTCATCGAATTACACAACACTAATTGAAGGTGAGAATCATGTAGGGGCTTGGACGGCATCTACAACGTACTATCCTAGAGATGTAACCACGTTTGGAAATGCCACCTGGAAGGCAACCGCTTATGCCGTCTCTCAATCAAATCCTCGTGTTGCTACTAGCTTTTGGACAAAGTTAACTTCTGGGATTGGCGGAAGGGGAGCCTGGAGTGCGAGCACTGGAGACTATTTTGTAGGAGATGTAGTCAACCATTTTGGAAGTGGCTACATATGTATACTCGACCATTCCAGCTCCGATGCTCAACGCCCTACGGCAACAGGTCAAAGTGCCTGGGAGCTTATTGTTGGAGGATTTAAGTTTGAAGGAAACTGGGCCCAGGGAGCCTATGATACGGGCAGTGTGGTAGTCTATAATCAATCGAGCTGGGTTGCGACTAGAACCATTTTAGCGACAGAAACAGAAACTCCAAACCTATCAACTGGGTTCTCCGAAATGGTGCGGGGATATCCAGATACAAGCGCTATAACTTTTGCGATTGCACTAGGATAAATTATGAGCTCATTTGAAAGACAAAGTTTTGAAGTAGGCAATGGAACCTATACTTCTAAAACTACGGACACGGTGCTTGTGGGGCTATTGCTTACGAATATCTCTGCAGCACAAATTACCGCAACCGTCAAGATTGGTGCGAGCGGATCAACTCAAGAAATTATCAAGGACGTACCGATCCCTGCTGGGAGTGCGCTTTCTGCCTTAGACGGTAAATTAGTGCTTAATGCTAACGATACCGTCGAAGCTACGGCTAGTGCTAGTTCTTCCTGCATTATACATATCTCACAACTCCAGGTGACTTAATGGCAGGCTACATCGGCAGTCGAGTATTAAATAGCCTTGTGACACTCGACGGTGTTGCGATTTCCAGTACAACCAAAATTCAACCATTTATCGGGAGCGTTGCGCCTTTTGCAATGAGCAGCGCACCAGCAGGCTGGTTAGTGTGTAATGGCGCGGCTTATTCGCAAACAACTTATGTAGATCTTTACAATGCGATTGAATCGACTTGGGTTAAAGCTTGGACTAATGGCGAAAGCATAACTACTGGTGATTATCGCAAAAACGCTGCTGGAGTAATCTATATCGCAACCTCAACCGCTACTACTAGTGGTAGTGACGTTGGCGATGATACTGGTGTGACTTGGTCTTCGAGTGCAAATTTCTTAGTGCCAGATTTTCGCGGTGAGTTTCTACGCGGTTTTGACAATGGATTAGGCAGCGATCCAGATGCCGCTAGCAGAACTGGAGGTGATGTAGTTGGTTCATTTCAAGACCATGCCGTTGGGAATCATCAACACCTAGTGAATATGAGTCCAGGCAGTGGGCTTAATACTTATAATAGTTACATGATTGGTAATCATTCCTATGGTACATTGCAACCTTTCCAAAGTAGTGACCCCAATGCCGGAAATCGCAGCACAGAGAATAGACCGCGAAACAAGAACGTCCAATACTGCATAAAGTTCTAATTATGAAAATAGTTTACAACAAAGCTAATGGCGCAGAAGTAGTTGCTTACGAAGATCCAATGGAGCCAGGGCGTTACGCACTACCAGCTAATAGCGTAGATACCGCACCTCCGTTATTTAATCCAGTGAATGAGCAATGCGCTTGGAATGGCGAAAGTTGGGAAGTTACGCAAAAGCCAGAGCCAGAAGCAAATCCAGAGCCAGCACCGATGGATGCTTGGGTAGCAATGCGTATAGAACGGGATTTGAAGCTAGAAAATAGTGATTGGCGCATGAATAACGACTACCCATATGATGATCAAGCCGCCTGGATTAGCTACAGAAGTGAGCTACGAGATTTACCAAGTACAATTACGGATATTAATAATATCAACTGGCCTACGGAGCCAACATGACACAAGCGCGAGAGTTAGCGACATTTGCTAGCGGTGATTTCCCAGCAGGGCATGTAATTCAAACAAAAACAAGTATTTTTAAAGATCTACATTCATTCACAATTGGTGGTGCAAATAATAATGGAAATAATGGAGAGTCTGATGCTCAAGGAACTTCCACAACTAGAGGGAACGATACTTGGGGAGGGATAATACCTGGATTAGAAGTGGCTATTACTAAAAGAGCATCAAGTAGTCATTTTTTAGTTACTTTTAATTTAATGGGTTGTACTAGCAATCAAATGGCTGCTGCTTATAACTGGTTTTATAATATATATACTTCAGTAGACAGTTATGCCAACCCAATACAAATTGGTAATACCAGATCTGGTTCAGACAGAAGAGTAATGGCTGGATTTAGATCATATTATAATCAAAGTAGTTATAATGCTTATAATAGTAAAACATTATCTGGACAAGCAAAGTACAGTCCATCAATAAGTTCTGGCACATCTGTTACATTCAAATCACTTATTTTTTCCAGCTACAATATAGTAGTAGAATTAAATGGAGATTCTACACCATCAAACAACGCTGCTAATGGTGGTGCTTATACTAGTTCAGTGATAATTCAAGAAATAGCAGGAACATGATTACAGAAGCAATAAGATTTTTAAGGCCAAACTCTACATTTTGCATTACAAATAATGATTATTCTACTTTGAAATGGAATGATCCAGATACAAACCCACCTTCATTAGAAGAAGTTGAAAATAAAAATGCAGAACTACAAGCCGATTACGATGCTAACAAATACCAACGTGACCGTGCTGCCGCATACCCATCCTGGCAAGACCAGTTAGATACGATTTATCACCAGGGAATAGATACCTGGAAAGCACAAATTAAAGCCATTAAAGACCAACACCCAAAGAAAAAGTGAGGAAGTTAGAATACCAGCAGGGGCTCTTAGAAGAGACACCAGATGAACTAGACCCATTGAGTCTGCTAGGTGCAGCCGCTACGGGGATTTCTCGCAAGGCTGGAGGTCTTCTAGGGGAGCTCCTCACACCCAGCACGCTAGAAGCTCCCACGTTCGTAAGGGGGCCAGAGCGAGAGCAGAACTTTGCTAATTGGTTCCAGGAATCCCAGGCAGTCGATAACCAGGGCCAGCCGCTCAAGCTCTATCATGGCACAAAAGCCGACTTTGATAGATTTGACAATGAGTATTTGGAATCGGCTACACCTAGTGTGCCATCCAACCTTGGATTTTTTTTCACGCAAAATCCAAGGGTATCAAACCAATTTGCTGGGGCCGATCTGCGCAAGGTGATTATGAACCAAGCGACTCCAGGAGGCAGGAGCCTCCCAGTAAATCTACGGCTCAACAATCCTTATGTGCTAGAGAGCCAGATCCCAGAGGGAGCTACCCAGAATTGGATGGACAAGAGATACACCGATGCCTACGAGCTCCTCTATGGATTACACCTGGGCGGATGGCCTAAGCCCTTAGCCAAAACCAGAGAGTATTCCGATGCCGAAGATGCCGCTATTAATTTTCGCAGACAACTTGAAGGCCAGGGCTATGATGGGGTTATTCTACGTAATACTCTAATGGATTCCGAAAGCCCAAACGACCCAAGCGACCACTACATCATTTTTGATCCGAACCAAGCCAAGGGCATCTATAATCGAGGCACATATAGCCTGGAAGATGATGACCTTCTAGGAATGCTTAAACGTGGAAAGAACACTCAAACAAGCTAAGAGGTAGACTTGTATATTGGAACCATTCCCACTCCCGCCAGCACCGAATCTAGGCAAGAATTTACTTGTACTGCTGGGCAACTTACGTTCAACACTACGGGCGGAACTACGGGCTATATTGACTGCTTTTTGAATGGCGTTAAGCTCGATTCCAGGAGCGATTTTAGTTTTGATGGGAGCGTAGTTACGCTCACTACTGGAGCCGCTGCAGGCGATATCCTAGCCGTCATTATGAGGCAAGCGGATAATGCGTTAGTTGCGCTGCCGATTAAAGATAGCGCGGGGAATAATGTTATTCACGAGGCAAATGGGGTTGTTAATTTTTCAAATCCAATGTTTAAAACAGGCACATTTACTCCATTCTTTGCAAAAATTAATACAACAACTGAAGCATATACTTACACGGGTACGAGCCATATACGGCATGGTCAATATACAAAAATAGGGAAATTAGTATTTTTTGAAATTTCAATCAATCATAATGGGTCAGCGTTAAACTATAACACAGGTGTTAGTGCTAGTGACTCTGTGGCAATTGGAGGACTTCCCTATGCCCCAGAAGAATCTTCTTTAAGTGGAACGTCGACAACGGTTCATGGAAGTGTTTTAGAAATATCTTTTAACACTAGTAATAGTTGGACGGGATATACTAAATTTGGGTTGTTCAAAAAAGATTATTCTCAAATAGCGTTGTATTACCCTGGTGGGAGTACAATTAATAATGTTGGGTGTAATACATATAACACAACTACTGTAGTTAGTACTATGTCTGGACACTATTTTACGGAGCAAAATGACTAATCACGAAAAAGCGTTAGAACGAATTAGATCAATAAGAAACAAGATTATGTTGGATACTGATTGGTGGGTACTTCCAGACAGAACGCCAACTCAAGCACAATTAAACTACAGACAAGCTCTAAGGGATCTTCCAAGCAATAGCCCGAATGCTGCAGTTGATGAATATGAATCTCTAATTAACGTGACATGGCCTGAGATGCCCCAATGAACTACATCGTAATAGCCATCTTTGTACTCATTGTCTGGGCATGTACGGACTACCCAGCGAGCGAAGGCAATGATAGCGAAACGAGCCCAATAGAAATTAATATTAACATAGAATCCGATTCCAAATCCGAATCGGATGCTTACATTGAAGAGGGGAGCGACAACGTTACGAGCTCTAGCAGCTCTAGTAGTTCCGATAATAGTACCGATAATAATACCATCATCATTGATAACGTGAGCGCTTAATGGATATTGAATTCATTAAAGAACTATCAAATTTGGGCGGGATGTTCCTGGCATTATGTGCATCCGCCTATTTTGTGAAATACACTAGCGATAGCCACAAACAAGAGCGGCAGTTGCTTTATCAAAAAGACACCGATAACGATACGAGACTAGCCGATTTATTTGCGAACACGCATCAAGAGTACATGGCCTCAATGCAGCAGCTCAACGCGACTCTTAGCTCGATGAGCACTGCAATTACGGAGCTACGTAGTGAAATAAAAATCCAAAACGAGCGTAGATAATGGCAGACTCTTCAAAGCATTTTAGCAGAGCAGAGCTCCAGTGCTCTAAAACTGGGGAGTGCAACATGAGTTACGTGTTCTTAGACCGCTTAGAAATATTGCGAGCTGCGTATGGTAGACCAATGCGGATTAGTTCTGCTTATCGACAATGGCCCGATCATCCAGCAGAGGCTCACAAAGATCAACCAGGACGCCATGCGCTTGGGGTAGCCGTGGATGTACTAGTACACGGTAAAGATGCACTGGATCTACTAGCTTTGGCACTCGATCACGGATTCAATGGCATAGGCGTAAGTCAACGAGATAAAAATCGTAAAAATAGATTTCTCCATCTCGATATGAGGGAAGACGGGGCAATATGGAGCTACTAGGTTTTTTTGATAGTTTGGCAGCATCTGGAACTTTAGAAATCGTTTTAACCTGCGCAGGCGTTCCTGCTCTAGCGGCAGGAGTCGCAGGCTATAGGAAGTATCGAAATGCCAAAAAGTCTCGTACCAATTGAGATAGCCCCAGGGTTTGTAGATGGAACCGATTATGAGGCAGGAGCTAGTTGGATACGTGGTAATTTAATTCGATGGCATGAGGGACGCTTAAAGCCTTGGAAGCCCTGGCGCAAGATGTTCACTACGAATCTCTCTGGGCAGGCTCTGGGAATGCATTTCTGGACGGCTTCCAACGGTATGCGATACTTGGCGATAGCCACGGCAGACAACGTCTATCTCATAGACATTGTTGCTAACACACTCAAAACGATCACACCCGTTGGCCTCAACACTTCTGCAACGTACAATATAGGCCCTGGCTATGGAGGAGATGCTTATGGAGGTACATACAACTACAATGAAGCGGCTGGATTAGGTGGCCTTACCTTCATCTTTACGGACTATGCAAGATGGAGCATGGATAACTGGGGAGATGGGTTACTATGCATGAAGGAAGGGGATGGCAAGGTCTACTACTACAATCCGGTTACCGCTGGAGTCAATGACGTTCTCACCATAATTACTACGGATTCCGATCCTCTTAGAGCTCGTGGTCTAATCGTTACTGCAGAGCGTTATCTCCTGCTATTTGGTGCAGATGGCATCACTAGAAAGATACGCTGGAGCGCAGCCGAAGACTACACAACCTTCTCCTCAACTACTGCCAACCCAAGCGAAGCAGGGAGCCTGGAAGTAAGTACTAAGGGCTTTTTGATGGCTGCAAAAAAGGTGCGTGCAGGCACACTTCTCTTCTCCTCCGTTGACGTTACTTTAGTGCAATATCTAGGGCCTCCTTTCATTTATGGGATCGAGACGCTTGCAGAAGCTTGCGGCCCAGTTAGTAGCGCCTGCATTCAACAAATCGCAGAGCGCACGGTCTGGCTCGCTACGGATGGTTTTTGGCAATTCGACGGCAATGTTACGCCTTTACGCTGCCCCATCCTAGAGACGTTCCTGGAATCCATCAACATGCAAAAAGGGACACTCGTAGCGGCTGGCAGTATTCGAGAGTATGGTGAAGTAATCTGGTTTTATTGCAGTAAAACTAATGATGGTACAAGGCCCGATAAATACATACTTTGGGGCACAAGAAACGACACTTGGAGCATGGGCTCACTAAGCAGAGACGCATACCAAGAAGAAGAGGCCTATGTGTTCCCAATTGCCGTTGGGCCAGATGAGTCCAACAATACGTGCATCTGGGCGCATGAAGTAGATCGATCTCTAGCTTACGAGCCTAATGTTGAGGCATATGCAGAAACGGGAGCTTATGAGATCCAGCAGGGACAACGATTAGCACGGGTAAGCAGGATCTGGCATGACCTGGAGAAGCAGGGGGCCGCAGGCTCTTATCCCCAGTTTAGTTTTTTCACGAGCTCAAGTGCAGATGGGACGGAGGTAACGAAGGGGCCCTACTCTCCCCAGGCCGATGGGAACATAGATCTTCGCTGGCAAGGTAGGCAGCTCCGTATGAAAGTCGCTGCCCCGATAAGCCAAGAGTGGACGTTAGGTAAACAACGGCTGGAGATCCAGCCAGGAGGGACACGGTGAACATTGGCACACCTCCAAACCAGTATGATCGTAACTGGTTTTCTCGTGCTTTCGATAGACTAGGCATCGAGCTCCGCAACCGATACACGCACAACCAGGATGTAATTGTAGACGGGAATCGACTCGTGCTCGTAGCCCCGAATAAAACAAGATATAAGCTCACCGTCAATGACGCTGGTGTGCTAAGTACTACCGCACTATAGCTATAGAGCAAACTTATGGGTTTCCCCAATCCTTTTGAAGCAGCACAAGACGCAATAAGCAACGTAGGCAAGCAGGCAAGCAATGCATTATCTAACGTAACTCGTGGAGCTCAACAAGCAGGAGGAGGCTTAAGTAAAATTGCTAGTGGTGACCTACGAGGTGTGCAGGATATCGGAGCCGCATTAGTCAATACTCCTAGTAGTCTCTATGGGAATTATACGAGCGCACAAAACGCACTCATCGAAGGTGCGTTTTCTCCACTCGCTGGGACACCACTATATGGCATGACTGCTGGCAATCTCACGGGCCTCAATAACACCGTCCAGGGGATTTTGAGGGGTAATGTCGCAGGTATCCAGGATCTTCCAGGAGATATCGGTGCAGGCGTGCAAGCAGGGCTCGATGCAGGCAAAGATCTAGTCGAGTCATTAGGTGACGCTCTGGGTGGCCTAATGGGTGGAGGTGGAGGAGCTGGGGGAGGAGCTCAAATTTTGGAGAGCTTGAACAACCTAGCGAACCAAAGCGCTGGCTATGCTGCCAACCTACCGGATGAATTCCAACGATTTGAAGGGGATCGATTTGCGGCTCCAAGTGATCGCACCACCGCTGCAGAAAATGCCTTATATAACCAGCAAGGCTCCAACATCCAAGGAGCCTACGACCTTACACGGGATCTAACTGGGCAAGCAGGCGTTTCGGATTTCACAAGCAACATCTCTGGAGCTCAAAATTATGCGCCAGTAGGGCTGCAAGGAGAAAGAAATTTCGGCAATGCATCCGATGCAGGCTATCGCAATTATAGCAACATGGATGTGCAAGCTGGGCCTACGGCTGGAGCCCAGCAATTCAACGCTACCACTTTCCAGCCTACTGGGCCCCAGGTTGCTCCAGATCGCTACACGGGCAGGACGTTCGAGGGGCAGAATTACAACCCAACTGCGATCTCTTCGAGTGGCAGAGATCGCTCTGGAGATGCATTAAATTTTGAGGGGCAAAACTACGGCAATGTAGTTGATGCTCAAAGCCGTGATTTCGGTACGAATCGAACATTCCAACAAGACTTAAATCAATACACAAATCCGTATAATCAAAACGTCATCGATGCCTCTTTGGAGGATCTCAATCGAGCTCGAATTCTAGCGAACCAAAGTACGGATGCAGATGCCATTAGAAGTGGAGCGGCATTCGGTTCAAGGCATAATCAAATCGAGTCCGAAAACTTCGCAAACTATTTAAGGGAAGCAGGCAATCTTTCTTCCCAAATGCGGCAACAAGGCTTTGATCGAGCCAGCCAACTCGCAGCTCAAGATCGAGCTCAACGCCTAGGACTCACGGCAGAGTCGCAACAACAAGCTCAACAACTAGGGACGCAAGGAGCTCTCCAAGGGCAAAGTCTAACTGCTGGAGATTTACAAGCAGCTCGTGATGCAACACTCCGCTCGCAGCTCCAGAGTCAACAATTAGGGCAGCAAGGGGATCTGCAGACTCAACAACTCCAAGCCCAAGCTGGAATGCAAGGACAAAGCTTGACGGCAGATAGTGCCAATCAAGCGCAGCAACTCATGGCCCAAACTGGGATGCAGGGCCAATCATTAAGCGCAGATGCAAGACAACAAGCCAACCAGCTCCTCCAGCAAGCAGCACTACAAGGCCAAAGCCTCACCGCTGGGGATCTACAAAACGTAAGAGGCCTTAATCAAGCGAGCTATGATTCTGCAGCACAACGAGCTTTGAACGCCCAGCTCCAGGCGCAGCAACTGGGTATCCAATCTGGAATGCAGGGGCAGCAACTAGGAGCGGATAGTTATAATCTCATGCAGCAACTTCAAAACCAGGGAGCTCTCCAGGGGCAAAACCTAACGGCTAACAATCTCCAGACGATCCTCAATAATAATCTCCAGAGCCAGCTCCAGGCGCAGAACTTAGGAGCCGATAGTTTCAACCAGCAGCAAGACCGTTTACTTGATCAACAACGGCTGCGAGAGCAGTTTCGCCAAAGCGCTCTAAGTGATGCGTTAACGGGAGCAAACAATTTGGGAGGCATGGGCTTGAATTTGGATAACACACAACGCCAGCAGCTCCTAGATCGATTGAGTGTAGGCCAGTACCAGGATGCTCGTAATTTCATTCT